AAATGGACATTAAAGAATTAGATTCTGGCTCAAAGTTTGTAAGTGACAAAGGCGTTATTTTGCTTTCACAATTAAACCCAGAAAATTTCAAATACTGTTTAGAATACAGTTTAGCTCATAAATCTACAGTTGAAATTAACGAAAAAGCCAAAATAGTAAAACCCGATTATTCGGATTTATTAAAAGCTGGATTCTACATGGGATTAATTGGCATTGTGGAATTGTTGGTACATGATGGCGTTCTAAGCGTTCAAGATGCTGTGACAATAGCAAATAAAATATTTAACGGTGAGATTGACAATGTTTTAAAGATACCAATACATCTTACTGAATCAAGAGCGTTCCCGTTTTTAATTGAATCAATCAATACGAAAAGATTTGTAGATGACGAGATTAACAAAGAAGAAATTGTAAACAGTTTGAACAGTCTCGTTTAAAACAATCTTACAACTCTTGCCCATTTTCCCAATAACTCCAAAGAAGCTCACTCTACCTAGTGGGCTTTTCTTGATCGTCATCCGAATCATTGACAATCTTCTTAATAAATTCCTCAACAGTTAATCCTTCATCCTCAGCCCGAGACTTTAACATCGCCACAATTTGTTCGTCGTTTGCTTCTATTCGAGCCTGCAATACGTTACCCGCCAAGGTTGTGCGTGCCACACCCTTGAGTGCCGCCCACTCCCTTAATCGCTTATTATGCCACGCAGGGATCTTAATCGTAATTCTATATCTTTTGTCCATTGTTGTTTTTTTGTGTCGTTTGGCATATAATCAGCATAACATTAACACAAATACTGAAAGGGGCTAATCGGCTGATATCCGGTTAGCCCCACCCCAACCCATTCTTTAACCAAGTTGAGGCTTAAGACAATGTTTGCACAAAACGACCGAATTAACCCAGTTCATTTACTCCAATCCAGATTAGGTTGGACTATCGAGAGAATAGCTGAAGAAATGGATTATTCTGTTTCGGCAGTAAGTAAGTGGAGTTCAGGCGATCGCAACCCGTCACCGAGAGCCATGAAAGAAGCTCAAAAAGTATTAGCCAACTATCAATAACAAATTGAAAAGCTCAAAAAAAACAAACCCTCTCCAGTACCTTGCTGTGGAGGGTTTTTTAGTGGCTATTAATCTTATTCACAAGTGCAGGCACAAGTGAATTGTTTCCTTGATTGGGTGGGTTTATTGTTGTTTGTATCAGGTTAAATCAAGCCTGAGTAAACCTATAGAGGAGAGATATACCAACCCATGATATTTAACCCCAGAAAAGGGGGAAGTCGTAAAACAGTAGACCTTAGAGATGAAGATGCTTTACAGCCTTTCAACTCAAAGGAAATCCAGTTAATTTTCAGGATATCCCATCAGACAATTGCCGAACGCAAAGGGATACTAGGGATTAAAGGAGAGCGCGTGGGATGGGCAGAATTAAATATTTTGTATCTCCTGCACGTCTTTGTTTCCTCTAAGTATCCGCACCATACCTACTACCAATTCCAAAGCCTCTATCACCATTGTTTGAACAATGGATTATCCCTTGAGATAGAGGTGTTTCAAAAAATGTTAATGCTCAATACAACCCAACTTTTTAAGGAGTTTAAAGTCGATGTCGTTCAACGAATCACAACCTACAGACAACACAACGGAACAGGAACTTACCGAGTTATATCAGAACTCACGGAAACCCCAAACTCAGGCGGAGCCGAAACAGCAGGCTAAATCAGCTATCACCAAAGGTTCCGCTACCGAGCAACTTAACGAAGCTGTTTCTAAGACACAAAAGAAAGCTAAAGACAATGCAATTACCAACACTAAAGCGGTGATTGCTGCGGGTCAAAATAGCGGTAAACAAAAAGCCGATCTCTTTGCACAAGCCGAACAATTAGCTTTCTTAAATCAGTTGGCAGATGCCGAAATTCAAAGCGCAAAAGCCCTATTGGTTGGCATTCCTGAGTACCGTCAATCTGTTAATGAAGCGTCGGGAAACGAGATAGAAAGCCTGTTAGACTTTGACGAAGACTTATCAATTGAAACCCTTAAAAATCAATTAAACGAGTCAGTGGGAAAGTTAAGAAAATCCCAGGGAGTCTTGAACTTCTTCGGCGGATAGAAGGTTTAGAAACACGGGTTGAGAGGATTGAAAAAATACTTAAAATCCCTCAACCCAAGGAAATTAGTCAACAGTTAGAATTGTTAATGGGAGGATTTTGAATGGGAATTATCATTGATTTAGTTAATATTTTCGGGGTCTACTGTTCCTATAATGTTATGCCGTTTTTAATGGGAGGTTTCTGATGAATTTTATCTGTTACTTAATCGCTTTCTTTCTTGGTGTCGCAATCTTTAGCAATCAAATTGTCTACAGTAGAATCAGGGAACAATCCCAAAATTATCGGCATGAAAATCTTAGAACCCGTTAAAGCGATCCTCTTAGGAACTATGATTGGTGGCGTTAGTTCAGTCCTTTTATCCCTAACATTAGAACCCGAAATATCAGAACTTAGGATGGGGCAATACGGTCTGTTTATCGGATTAATAGCTAGTTCCACAGCTACCTCAATAATCACCGCTTCTAGCCCCAACAAAGACCAATCAAAACCAGATTACACACCCAACAAACCGGAGCTAAAACCAGACTTTAGCCTTGTATTGGGTGAACTAATCCAAAGGTCGGCAGAAAATCACCTTAATGCCTTGCTGCCTGGGACTCCTGAGTATTATACAGCCCTTGACCTGTACTGGAAGACGTTATCGGGCGAAAACGACACTTCAAACACCAACACCCAAAAAACCAAAACCCTACACCGTAATGATGGAGCTTAATACAGATGATGGATGGATTACCACTTAGTGATGATTACACCCCCGTTGGTGTGGAATCAGAACCCCCTCAGAGGGAACCCAGAAAGCCTAATAAAACACAGAAACGGGTTGTAATTTTTTTAATAGTAATTGCCGTCTGTGGGGCTATTAGTTTAATCGGAAACAAAACAGGCATAACTAAGAAATTTGCTCCTAACGTCCCTGTTGCTGAAAACGTTGATATTTCAGCCATGACAGCAGCCGAACCAACGGGAGAGTCTTCAACAGAATCAGATAGTAACTCTGAAGATTTTCAGCCATCTCCTGACCTGGAAATGCTCAGAAATGACTTGCTTGATAAGTCATTAAACGAAGTCGGGTTTCAGATTAATAACTTGAGTGAGTCGGTAGCGGAAACTTTCCTGTTACAAGCCAGAAGTGCAATCGAAAAACAACCAATTTCGATTGAGTTATTTCTGATTAAGAAAATTAACTTCTTAGCCAACAAACTTGATAAAGCAACCCTAGCGGGCGAGTTTAACGGTAGCCCCAAAGAACGTAAAGCAGCCGCCGATCTGTTATTCGAGGTTTGGGGTAATTTGTTGGCATTAAAACGCCACTGGGAAACCACAGCCGCCGATCAAGTTCAGATTAAATTTACATCTGTTAATGTTGCGGTTTTAGCTTCTGATGTACGCCGATTTGCCGAGGTTTCAATGCAGTTAAGAATGCTCACTTACGAACAACAGAAAAGGACAGAAGCACTCCAAAAACAACTTGAGTTAGAGGCTCAAAAATTGGCTGAAAAGGAGGCTAAAGATGCCAAAACCAAATAGTTTTACTAAAGATAATTGGGGGGTTGCCATTGCTACAACGTTGGGATTATCAGCAATTGGTTTATTTAGTGCCGCGTCAACTCAAATAGAAGATTTGAAAGGAATATCCCCATTTCAAAATAAAAGCGGTGAGTGGGGTCACACCCTCGTTATCGAACAAAAACCCCTCAGCAATTCCGGTCTATTATTCCTGGTCGGTCTAGGTTGTCTCGGTGGTGTTGCTGGTTTGGTGTTAGGGGATGAACCTTTATTAAGAATTGAAGACTTACCTCGGACAATCCCAGATACCCTATCCAAAACAATCGCCTGGACAGTTTTTGGGATTGGTCAAAGTTTGGACACTCTAGGGGACTATGGCGAGAAAGGATACGCAAAATCAAGTCAGCTAATAATCCGAGCTATACCACCGGAAATCAAGTCGAAGTTTCAATCAATTAAGAATGATTCCGGTTGGGTGTCAGAGTTTCTATCGTTGCCACACCAAAGACTCACCGGCGGGACGGGTTCGGGTAAGTCTAAGTTACTGGGATTGATTATTAGTCAATGGCTAGAAAACAATCCAGACGGTCAACTTTTTATAGCTGACCCGAACTACGGGAAACCCGATAATGACGGCTACCTTAATAATTGGTTCGGATTAGATAACCAATGGATAAAACAACCCGACGATGAAATCGACGCATTGATTGATTACGTTCATAGCCAATTAGATGAACGGATTAAATGTTGCGTAGAGGGGGCTAAGAATGGGGCTACAAAGCTCTCTGACCTTCAAATTGACCTAACACCTATTTGTCTAATTTGTGAGGAGTTCGACAGCATAATCGAACGTTACAAAAAGGATAAAAATGATTCTCGATTAGATAAATTAATCGAGATTATTAAACAAGGGAGAGGCTACAAAATTAAGTTAATTCCCGTCGGTCAAAGCGCATCGGTAGGGGAGGGCGGTTTTACTTTGGCTACCCTTGAGAATATCGCCCAATTAATTATCTGTTATCCCGCAATTCCAGAAACCCAGTTGAGATATTTGGGCGGTGCTAAAGATGAATTAATCTTGATAGCTGAAAGGTTATTAAAAGATGGGAAACGTCCTGCTATTTGCACCATAAAAGGGCAGTCAAGAGTTGTCACCATTCCCGACCTATCTGGGTTTAACGTTAGTTTTGCTAACACTAATTCAACAAATCCCGACGATGATTGGTGGCAACAAATTAACACAGAATCCTTTAAATTAGCTTTGGAAGTAAGAGCATTAAAGTATTCTCAAAACTTAATTCCATCACCGCTAAAACAGATTTGTTCTGAGTTGGGAATAGAGCCACGTTCAACAAATAAACGATATACCCAATACCTAAAACCCGCTTGGGAAAATCAGTTAGCTCAAGCCAAAACCCCTGTGAATAAATAGGAGTATCTGTTGTGAATAAAAGGTTGAAACTATTGACTATTGGATTGATTACCGCGACTTCGTTACTGTCTATTCCGATATTTTCCGTGGCAGAATCAGCCTTTGAAGGTTCAGGAAATTATCTAGTATCAGTTGGCAACACACCCAAAAGACAGTTAATTATCAATCCCTTTGATTCAAGACAATTAGTTACCATTTCTTCGGATATCAAGTTTTCTTTACTTCGCATAAATCGTAATGCAATGGCAGGTAATTCCCCTTCTTCTACAAGAAAATTCGTTTTTCTTGACAGAAAAGAGTCATTAATCATAGTATTCGAGCCGTCTAAAGTCAACAAAAAAACCAGGGTAACGGTTCGTTTTGAACAAGCTGACATCACCCAAATTAACAAATAGGACAACCATGAAACCATCAAGAATTGCTTTGATCTCCGCCCTAACACTACTTATCTTTTTTGGAATCCGAGAGATGACAGTTGAAACCGCTATCAAGACGGGATTTGAAAAAACTATAGGAACTTTATCCTATTGGTTTGGTGGCAGCATTAACGCCGACAACAATCAAAGATCTTTGCCCAAAAACCAGGGTGATGATTCTGAGACAATTACCCCAATCGAATCTTTGGAGGACGTTAGAGAATGAGAGTTTTTTTTAATGCTGGAGGATTGTTGGGATGGGTTTTTCTGATTTATTTGATATGGAATCAGGCTATCCCTTGGTGGTTCAAGAAAGGGTTTGCTGAAATCGTTAAGGTTGTTCCCGATATAGTTAAAACTATTCCGACCGAAGACTGGGCTAAACCGAAAGAAGAACCTAAACCAGAAGACAAAAAGCCCGGTGAAAGTAAAGAGAATAAACCAGTGGAGTCTAAGGAAGAAACCTCTAAAAAACTATTCTCAGGCGAATTTAAACTGGGTGGCTTGCGGTCAAGATATAACCTTGACATCCCACAAAATAAAGAGTCAGAAGCAGCAGGGAAACAGGACATGGGGGGAAAATAAATCGATGCCACAACGCCCAAGACTATTTCTCGATAAAAAGCCAGACGATCACTCTAGGTTATTTGAAGACATTGAAAAATCTATTGATGATGCTTATTTCTGGCTTTTCGTTACTACTTTGCTGTTGGGCTTTACACTTCTTAAATTCAACAACCTATCCCCATCTCAAATTTCCATACCTGCTACAACCCAAACATCAGAAAAGTTTAAGCCCGGCAAGGACACCCCCAAATTCATCTATCCACTACCTCAAAAAGTCTCGGTAAGTTCGGGTTTTGGTTATCGGATTCACCCCGTTACTGGTGAGAAGAAAATGCACTCAGGTGTTGACCTGGGATTGCCAACGGGAACTCCTATTTATGCCGTTGCCGATGGTGTAGTTGAGTCATCGGGTGATCTTGGTAATTGTGGTAAAGGGGTCAGGATTAATCACAGTGGCGGGTATATGTCAGTTTATTGCCACGCCTCAAAGCTCGAAATTAAGACAGGTGAAAGCGTCAAATCAGGTCAAACTATTGCCTTAGTTGGCAGTACAGGAATGTCTACAGGGCCACATTTGCACTTAGGAATAAAGAAAAACGGCGAATGGATTGACCCCAAAACAGTAGTCCCTTTAAATTAAAAAGCAATGATTTTCAATAACTTAATGATGATAGGAGTAACGGGTTTTGCAGCCTTTAACTTATTACAATCCCATGCAATTCAAGCCGTTACGGGTGCTAATCCATCGGGCAATGTTTCTGGTGATATCTCTAAAGCACAAGCCCCTGAAGAGATTAAGAAAGCTGTTAGTCAAGCTGGTATAAATGACGAGGGTTTTACATGGGCGATCGCGCATATTCTAAAAGTAGAAGGCGGTTGGTCGGATCATCCTGCCGATGGCGGTGGCAAGACTAAGTATGGGATTATTGAAAGTGTAGCTAAACGGCACGGGTTAAACGTTTCCTCAATAACTTTACCCCAAGCAATCAAAATATATTATCAAGATTATTGGTTGCAGTCGGGCGCAGATAAAGCGCAGAAACCGTTAAATTTAGCCATTATGAACTCCTATGTTAATTCTGGCAAAAAGTGGAGCATAACGGGGTCTACACCATCAGAACAGGCGGTTAATTACATTAAATCCCAGGATGATTACTACACTTCGATTTACACCTCCCGACCTTCTCAGACTGTATTCAAAACTGGGTGGCATCGCAGGACTAAATACATGATTGATGCCGTTAATGGCGGTAATCCGAGTTGGTAAGTGTTGGACAGTTAACATTCCTGAGAAAGTTTAACCCCTATTATCTCAGGAATGAAGAAAACCATAGATAACGAACAGGAGTCTTAATGGCAAAAGCAAAATTAAAATCAGAATATCCAGAGATCGCGGAATTAGTTGTTGAGACAGCAAAAAAGCGCGGGGGAAATCAACAACTAACAGATATTAACTGGGTGACTAAGACCCTGTTCAAATATCAGAATGGTGTGACTCCTCTGACTGATACAGACTCGGATTGTGTTAGGATTGGAGAGGGACTAAGACCTCGTTACGAGTGGCAAATAACGCGAGATCATATAGCTTTTGCAAATGCCAATAGTGTTAAGAAAGGATGGAAAACTTAGGATGGAAAACTTAGGATGCCTACTCGATGAAGTGGAAAAAATATCAAGAGGGGTAAGCGATCGCCATTATTCTATCTTTAAATTCAGCACTCACTTTAAAGGTG